GCGGCGAACTTCCATTTCGCGACCGGGGGATTTACGGGAACCGGTGGCAAATATGAGCCAGCGGGGATTGTCCACCGCGGGGAGTTTGTCTTCACGAAGGAGGCAACCAGCCGGATTGGTGTCAGCAACCTGTACCGCCTGATGCGGGGCTATGCGGAAGGTGGTTATGTGGGCGGTGCCGGAAGTCCGGCGCAGATGCGGCGGGCGGAAGGCATTAATTTTAATCAGAACAATCACGTGGTGATTCAGAACGACGGCACGAACGGGCAGATAGGGCCACAGGCGCTGAAGGCTGTTTATGACGTAGCCCGTAAGGCAGCAATGGATGTTGTGACCGGGCAGATGCGCGATGGTGGTCTGTTCTCCGGAGGTGGGCGATGAAAACCTTCCGCTGGAAAGTGAAACCCGGTATGGATGTGGCTTCGGTCCCTTCTGTAAGAAAGGTGCGCTTTGGTGATGGCTATTCCCAGCGAGCGCCTGCCGGGCTGAATGCCAACCTGAAAACGTACAGCGTGACGCTTTCTGTCCCCCGTGAGGAGGCCACGGTACTGGAGTCGTTTCTGGCTGAGCACGGGGGCTGGAAAGCCTTTCTGTGGACGCCGCCTTATGAGTGGCGACAGATAAAGGTGACCTGCGCAAAATGGTCGTCGCGGGTCAGTATGCTGCGTGTTGAGTTCAGCGCAGAGTTTGAACAGGTGGTGAACTGATGCAGGATATCCGGCAGGAAACACTGAATGAATGCACCCGTGCGGAGCAGTCGGCCAGCGTGGTGCTCTGGGAAATCGACCTGACAGAGGTCGGTGGAGAACGTTATTTTTTCTGCAATGAGCAGAACGAAAAAGGTGAGCCGGTCACCTGGCAGGGGCGACAGTATCAGCCGTATCCCATTCAGGGGAGTGGTTTTGAACTGAATGGCAAAGGCACCAGTACGCGCCCCACGCTGACGGTTTCTAACCTGTACGGTATGGTCACCGGCATGGTGGAAGATATGCAGAGTCTGGTCGGCGGAACGGTGGTCCGGCGTAAGGTTTACGCCCGTTTTCTGGATGCGGTGAACTTCGTCAACGGAAACATCGAGGCAGACCCGGAGCAGGAGGTGATCAGCCGCTGGCGCATCGAGCAGTGCAGCGAACTGAGCGCGGTGAGTGCCTCCTTTGTACTGTCCACGCCGACGGAAACGGATGGCGCTGTTTTTCCGGGACGTATCATGCTGGCCAACACCTGCACCTGGACCTATCGCGGCGATGAGTGCGGTTATCACGGTCCGGCGGTCGCGGATGAATATGACCAGCCAACGTCCGATATCACGAAGGATAAATGCAGCAAATGCCTGAGTGGCTGTAAGTTTCGCAATAACGTCGGCAACTTTGGCGGCTTCCTTTCCATTAACAAACTTTCGCAGTAAATCCCATGACAGAGACAGAATCAGCGATTCTGGCGCACGCCCGGCGATGTGCGCCAGCGGAGTCGTGCGGCTTCGTGGTAAGCACGCCGGAGGGGGAAAGATATTTCCCCTGCGTGAATATCTCCGGTGAGCCGGAGGCGTATTTCCGTATGTCGCCGGAAGACTGGCTGCAGGCAGAGATGCAGGGTGAGATTGTGGCGCTGGTCCACAGCCACCCCGGTGGTCTGCCCTGGCTGAGTGAGGCCGACCGGCGGATGCAGGTGCAGAGTGATTTGCCGTGGTGGCTGGTCTGCCGGGGTGAGATTCATAAATTCCGCTGTGTGCCGCATCTCACCGGGCGGCACTTTGAGCACGGGGTGACAGATTGTTACACGCTGTTCCGGGATGCTTATCATCTGGCGGGGATTGAGATGCCGGATTTTCATCGTGAGGATGACTGGTGGCGTAACGGCCAGAATCTCTATCTGGATAATCTGGAGGCCACAGGGCTGTATCAGGTGCCGTTGTCATCAGCACAACCGGGTGATGTGCTGCTGTGCTGTTTTGGTTCATCGGTGCCGAATCATGCCGCCATTTACTGTGGTGACGGCGAGCTGCTGCACCATATTCCTGAACAACTGAGCAAACGAGAGAGGTATACCGACAAATGGCAGCGACGCACACACTCCCTCTGGCGTCACCGGGCATGGCACGCATCTGCCTTTACGGGGATTTACAACGATTTGGCCGCCGCATCGACCTTCGTGTGAAAACGGGGGCTGAAGCCATCCGGGCACTGGCCACACAGCTCCCGGCGTTTCGTCAGAAACTGAGCGACGGCTGGTATCAGGTACGCATTGCCGGGCGTGATACAGGTGAAACTGAATTATCAGCCCGTCTTAATGAACCGCTGGCAAATGGTGCCGTGATCCATATTGTGCCGCGCCTGGCGGGAGCCAAAAGTGGCGGCGTGTTTCAGGCCGTGCTGGGCGCAGCTGTTATGGCGGTTGCTATATGGATGCCTGGGGTGGGAATTATGGCAAGTAATCTGCTGTTTTCTCTCGGTGCCAGTATGACGCTTGGCGGTGTGGCACAGATGCTGGCCCCCAGACCCAAAACTCCCCGAACACAGACAACGAATAACGGTAAGCAGAACACGTATTTCTCGTCACTGGACAACATGGTTGCCCAGGGCAATGTTCTGCCTGTTCTGTACGGTGAAATGCGCGTGGGGTCACGTGTGGTCTCTCAGGAGATCAGCACGGCAGACGAGGGGGATGGTGGTCAGGTTGTGGTTATTGGTCGCTGATAATCACCGCCAGCTATGACGGTGATTGCTTTAGGCTGTTTGTTATTTAATTATTCCGCATGCCAGTCTTGCGCCACCACCCCCCAGAGGAGCAGGTGAATCGGAATGATTATCCCCTCCGGCATGAATCATGATCGCCCGTTCTTTTATCTGGCTTATTTTTTTTATTTTTGGACTCAGAACCGGGTTTTCTGCATTTCCTTCTGAGTTGACATAGAGTGCTGGTAGATCACCCAGATGGCCCTCCGGATTGTACGGCCCAAGATGTTTATTTGTTTGTTCAGGATCATAATGCCCACCGGCAGCAAGAGCTGGCACTTTTTTTCCATTAATCAGACCGGGATTACAACTGGCATTTTCATGGATATGAAAGCCATGTAACCCTGGTGGCAGTTCTTTCAGATGAGGAGTGAACAGCAATCCGTAGCTGGTTTCTGAAATAGTTATTTCCCCTAGATTTTCCCCTACTCCTTCTGAGGAAACGAGATTTACAGGGATCGTCATTGTATCAGCCATTACGGCTCCACTAAGTAGCGCAGTTACAGCAAGTATTTTTTTTATCATAAATACCCCGTCATTTCGTGTTGTTAATCAAGGTGATTTAAGTTTTAACAAATGAAATACAACAGATGCATTTTTGTTGCAAGCGGTCGTTATATGGTTCGCATAAAATTGATTACTGTTTCGGGAATTATCTATGGGTAAAGGTGGCAGTAAGGGGCATACCCCGCGCGAAGCGAAGGACAACCTGAAATCCACGCAGTTGCTGAGTGTGCTCGATGCCATCAGTGAAGGGCCGATTGAAGGTCCGGTGGATGGATTGAAAAGTGTGCTGCTGAACAGTACGCCAGTGCTGGACAGTGAGGGGAATACCAATATCTCCGGTGTCACGGTGGTGTTCCGGGCAGGTGAGCAGGAGCAGACACCGCCGGAGGGATTTGAATCCTCCGGCTCCGAGACGGTGCTGGGTACGGAGGTGAAGTACGACACGCCGATTACCCGGACCATCACATCGGCAAACATCGACCGTCTGCGCTTTACCTTCGGTGTGCAGGCACTGGTGGAAACCACTTCAAAGGGGGACCGGAATCCGTCGGAAGTTCGCCTGCTGGTTCAGATACAACGTAATGGTGGCTGGGTGACGGAAAAAGACATCACCATTAAGGGCAAAACCACCTCGCAGTATCTGGCCTCGGTGGTGGTGGGTAACCTGCCGCCGCGCCCGTTTAATATCCGGATGCGCAGGATGACGCCGGACAGCACCACAGACCAGCTGCAGAACAAAACGCTCTGGTCGTCATACACCGAAATCATCGATGTGCAACAGTGCTACCCGAACACGGCACTGGTCGGCGTGCAGGTGGACTCGGAACAGTTCGGCAGTCAGCAGGTGAGCCGTAATTATCATCTTCGCGGGCGCATTCTGCAGGTGCCGTCGAACTATAACCCGCAGACGAGGCAATACAGCGGTATCTGGGACGGAACGTTCAAGCCAGCGTACAGCGACAACATGGCCTGGTGTCTGTGGGACATGCTGACCCACCCGCGCTACGGCATGGGGAAACGTCTTGGTGCAGCGGATGTGGATAAATGGGCGTTGTATGCCATCGGTCGGTACTGCGACCAGTCGGTACCGGATGGCTCTGGTGGCACGGAGCCGCGCATCACCTGTAATGCGTACCTGACCACGCAGCGCCGGGCGTGGGATGTGCTCAGTGATTTCTGCTCGGCGATGCGCTGTATGCCGGTATGGAACGGGCAGACGCTGACGTTCGTGCAGGACCGGCCATCGGATAAGGTGTGGACCTATAACCGCAGTAATGTGGTGATGCCGGATGATGGCGCGCCGTTCCGCTACAGCTTCAGCGCCCTGAAGGACCGCCATAATGCCGTTGAGGTGAACTGGATTGACCCGGACAACGGCTGGGAGACGGCAACAGAGCTTGTGGAGGACACGCAGGCCATTGCCCGTTACGGTCGTAACGTCACGAAGATGGATGCCTTTGGCTGTACCAGCCGGGGGCAGGCACACCGAGCCGGGCTGTGGCTGATTAAAACAGAACTGCTGGAAACGCAGACCGTGGACTTCAGCGTGGGCGCAGAAGGGCTTCGCCATGTACCGGGCGATGTCATTGAAATCTGCGATGATGACTATGCCGGTATCAGCACCGGCGGGCGCGTGCTTGCGGTGAACAGCCAGACCCGGACGCTGACGCTCGACCGTGAAATCATGCTGCCAGCCTCCGGTACCACGCTGATAAGCCTGGTTGACGGAAGCGGCAATCCGGTCAGCGTGGAGGTTCAGTCTGTCACCGATGGCGTGCAGGTGAAAGTGAGTCGGGTCCCTGACGGCGTTGCCGAATACAGCGTGTGGGGGCTGAAGCTGCCGACGCTGCGCCAGCGCCTGTTCCGCTGCGTGAGTATCCGTGAGAACGACGACGGCACGTATGCCATCACCGCCGTGCAGCATGTACCGGAAAAAGAGGCCATCGTGGATAACGGGGCGCACTTTGACGGCGACCAGAGCGGCACGGTGAATGGTGTCACGCCGCCAGCAGTGCAGCACCTGACCGCCGAAGTCTCGGCAGACAGCGGGGAATATCAGGTGCTGGCGCGATGGGACACGCCGAAGGTGGTGAAGGGCGTGAGCTTTATGCTTCGCCTGACCGTGGCAGCGGATGACGGCAGTGAGCGGCTGGTCAGCACGGCCCGGACGACGGAAACCGAATATCGTTTCAGGCAACTGGCGCCGGGGAACTACAGGCTGACAGTCCGGGCGGTAAATGCGTGGGGACAGCAGGGTGACCCGGCGTCGGTATCGTTCAGGATTGCCGCACCGGCAGCGCCGTCACAGATTGAGCTGACGCCGGGTTATTTTCAGATAACCGCCACGCCGCATCTTGCGGTTTATGACCCGACGGTACAGTTTGAGTTCTGGTTTTCGGAAAAGCGGATTGCCGATATCCGGCAGGTTGAAACCACAGCCCGCTATCTTGGTACGGGGATGTACTGGATAGCCGCCAGTATCAATATCAAACCGGGCCATGATTATTACTTTTATATCCGCAGTGTGAACACCGTTGGCAAATCGGTGTTCGTGGAGGCCGTCGGTCGGGCGAGCGATGATGCGGAAGGTTACCTGGATTTTTTCAAAGGAAAGATAACCGAATCCCATCTCGGCAAGGAGTTGCTGGAAAAAGTCGAGCTGACGGAGGATAACGCCAGCAAACTGGAGGAGTTTTCGAAAGAGTGGCAGGACGCCAACGATAAGTGGAATGCCATGTGGGGCGTCAAAATTGAGCAGACCAAAGACGGCAAACATTATGTCGCGGGTATTGGCCTCAGTATGGAGGACACGGAGGAAGGCAAGCTGAGCCAGTTTCTTGTCGCCGCTAACCGTATTGCGTTTATTGATCCGTCTAATGGCAACACACGACCAATGTTTGTTGGTCAGAGCGATCAGATATTCATGAACGACGTGTTCCTGAAGCGTCTGACGGCCCCGACCATCACCAGCGGCGGCAATCCTCCGGCATTTTCCCTGACACCGGACGGGCGGCTGACGGCGAAAAACGCTGATATCAGCGGTAACGTGAATGCGAACTCCGGGACGCTCAACAATGTCACGATAAGTGAGAACTGTACGATTAAGGGCATGCTGGAGGCGACCCAGGTCAGAGGGGATTTCGTTAAAGCTGTATCAAAAGCCTTCCCGAAAAAAGTCGGTACGTGGGGTAACACGGAAACGCCAGACGGGACGGTTACAGTCACCATCAGCGATGATCATAACTTTGACCGTCAGATTATTATTCCGCCCATTATTTTTAACGGTATAGCGTATACCGATCCGGGGAGCGGAAATAACCCCGGAGGCACGCGATACACGGGTTATGGTTTTGAAGTTCGCAAAAACGGCGTATTAATCGCATCCAGAGAAACTAAAGGGGCCATTCCCGGTAGTTACAGTGCGGTTATTGATATGCTGGGTGGCAGGGGAAGCGTCACTCTGGAGTTTAAGATTTTCCAGAAAGGGAATCAGGGGGCAGGCAATATCACCGACTGTACGGTGATTGTGACCAAAAAAGCGGCTTCCGGCATCAGTATCCGTTGAAATATTTATAACCCGTAACGGGCGCCAGAAATGGCGCCTTTTTTATTTGTGGAGTGAGTATGGCAGTACAGATTTCAGGTGTACTGAAAGATGGTGCAGGTAAGCCGATACAAAACTGTAC